TGAATACGACCCCGAAATTCACAACCCAGAAAAGGTTTTCGCATTCTTATGCTATCGTGGAGTGCACTATGCGAAGTGGGTCTATCTGGATGTGTTTAACATTAATAATTGGACTCTTACTAATCCAAGACAATCAGACTAAATAACATATGAATGATAAAAAAGCAGCTAAACTTATTATCAAGAGATCTAAAAAAAACCCATATCTGTACACAAAGGCAGAAGCAACTTACGCTAAAATGATCAAGCGTAACCTTAAAAAAGAATCAGAGAGTGAAATCACATGACTTCCGTATTTGCCAGTCAAATTCAAAACCGAAACTTTCTCGCACCAGTAGGTTTTAAATTTACTTTGGCAAAGTTCCCGAAGGTTGACTTTTTCTCAAATTCTGCTAGAATACCAGAGATAGTATTAGGTACAGCAATACAAGCATCATATCTAAAAGACTTGGATATACCTGGTGAAAAACTCCAGTATGGTGATTTTAGTCTCCGTTTTCTTGTAGATGAAAATCTTGAGAACTACATGGCAGTACACAACTGGTTGACTGGTCTTGGATTTCCAGAGACACCTCAACAGTTCAAAGACAAAGTTACCGATGTAGAAGGTCAAAGAGATTTCAATGAACAATTCTGTGATGGCACTTTGAGTATTCTAAATTCAAACTTTAGAACTATTGCAAGAGTTAAGTTTAGTGATTTATTTCCAACTTCTATCACATCTTTAGAATTTGATGCTACTGAAAATGATGTTAATTACTTCACAGCAGAAGCATCTTTCAAGTATACTGTATATAACATCGTTGATACAAACGGAAATCGTTTATGAATCTTGATAAAATTCAGGAAATGTGGGAGCGTGATGCTGTCATAAATCCTGATAACTTACATGATGAATCGTTAAAAATACCTCAACTTCACTCAAAGTATTACACTGTATACAATACAGTAACTCTGATGAGAGAGAAAGCAAGGGAGCAGTATACCAAGATTAGATTAGAAAGACATAACTACTATACTGGTAAGGCACCTGCAGAGGTTTATGAGGAAGAACCTTTTCCTTATAAGGTTAGAGAAAAAGATGCAATACAAAGACATATGGATGCCGATGAAAAACTAACCAAGATTGATATGAAGATCCGATATTATGATGTTACATTGAAATTTCTTGAAGAGATAATTAGAAATATATCAGGTCGTACATATCAAATTAAAAATGCCATCGAATGGCAGAAGTTTCAAGCAGGATTTTAATGATTACCCCAAGAGTAGATTATATAAAAGAACTCGTAAAACCAGAGCATCAATTATTTCATCATCGAATTGATTCATGTAGTTATAATTTGAATCGACATCAATTATCAGAGATACTAATTAGAAATATGTTTCATTATGAGGGTATCGGTCTTTCTGCAAATCAAATTGGTATTTGGGAAAGAGCATTCTGTATGATGATTGATGTCAAAACAGAAGAAGTAATTACTTGTTTTAATCCAAGAATCATTAAAACATATGGAGAATCAAGTTGGTGTGAAGAAGGATGTTTATCTTTTCCAGACCAAACTGTAAATGTTTTAAGACCTAACAAGATTGTTGTCAAGTATGAAGATGTTGATAAAAAATTACATAAAAAAAAGTTAGAAGGACTCGCTTCTAGAGTTTTCCAACATGAACATGATCATATGGAAGGTATAGATTTTACCCAGAGAGACCAGCATAAATAACTAAAATGATGGAGATGTCATGTCTCATTTGGTTATTTCAAAGAAGAATGAAGTATATCTACAGGTAAAATCAGAACCTCATGTATATTATGAACTGTCTGATTATTTTACTTTTGATGTACCAGGTGCTAAATTCATGCCACAATACCGTAACAAGTATTGGGATGGAAAGATAAGACTGTTTAGTAATCACAACGGAGAGATGTATGTTGGATTACTTGATAAGTTAATAAAGTTTTGCGAAGATCACGATTATACTTACGAATTTATAGAAAGCGAATACTATGGTCTACCATTTGAAGTCAATGGTATGATCTCGAAAGAGGGTGTAAAGGATTATATGACAGCAATCAGTAGGTATGCTCCCCGTGAATATCAAGTAGAGGGAGTATACGACGCTCTAAAACATAATAGAAAGCTGTTGATATCCCCAACTGCTTCGGGTAAATCTCTGATGATATACTCGATTGTGAGATATTACGTTGAGAAAGGGAAAAATACTCTGATAGTCGTTCCGACGACTTCCCTAGTAGAACAGATGTATAAAGATTTTGCAGACTATGGCTGGGACGTAGGTTCATTTTGCCACAAGATATACGCAGGTAAAGAAAGAGAGACGGACTCTCAAGTCATTATTACTACTTGGCAATCAATCTACAAACTCCCCAGAAAGTATTTTGAGAGGTTCTCTGTTGTGGTTGGGGATGAGGCTCACCAGTTCAAAAGTAAATCGTTAGTATCTATAATGTCAAAACTTTCTGATGCCAAATATCGGTTTGGATTTACTGGCACACTTGACGGAACCCAAACGCACAAATGGGTTTTAGAGGGATTGTTTGGTGCTTCATATAAAATAATAAAAACAGATGAACTCATGAAGAAGGGTCATCTGGCAAAATTAAATATCAATATACTTCTATTGAAACACTCACCGAATAAGTTTGAAACATTTGAAGATGAGATACAATATATTATCGGTCATAATCGTCGAAACAACTTTATTAAAAATCTTGCATTGGATTTAAAAGGCAATACTTTGATACTATATGCAAGAGTTGAGGGGCACGGTCAACCACTTTTTGATTTAATAAATAATAATAAATCAGATGATCGTCAAGTATTTTTCATACATGGCGGGGTTGAAACAGAAAATCGAGAAAAGGTTCGTGAGATCGCAGAAAGTGAAAACAATGCCATTATCGTTGCCTCTTACGGCACCTTCTCAACTGGAATTAACATTAAAAACCTTCATAATGTAATTTTTGCTTCACCCTCCAAATCTAGAATTCGTAATCTTCAGTCAATCGGTAGAGTTCTCCGTAAAGGAGACAAGAAATCGAAGGCAACTCTATATGATATTGCTGATGATATTTCTTATAAATCAAGAAAAAACTACACATTAAATCATTTAATTGAAAGAATTAAGGTTTACAACCAAGAGAACTTCAATTATGATATAGTTAACATACCACTGAAAAACTAATGGGCGAAGAGTTCTACGCTATTATTAAACTAACATCTGGGGAAGAAATCCTTTCAGTGGTTTGTGTTGACGAATCAGAAGACGAAGCAGTTATAATTTTAAACAATCCTGTGACTATGAAGTATATTAGTCATCCAGGCATGAGGTCTCTAGTTAAGGTTAAACCTTGGTTAGAACTCTCAGATCAAGATATATTCGTAATACGTCAAGATAAAATTATTACAATGACTGAAACTCAAGATCCTAAACTTATATCAGTTTATGATCAATTCGTAAGTGATATGGACGATGATAATATTATAATTCCAGAAAACGGTCAGGTCGGACTCTCGACTCAAATGGGATACTTATCAAATGTAGATGATGCTCGTGAGTATCTCGAAAGTATATACAATAATAATATTAAAGAAAGCTAGTTATTATTACCCTTGAACCTCTACAAAGGTTATTGTACACATATTACACCCACTTGTCAAGCTGTAAAAATATGTTATAATAAAATATAGTTATACGGGAAAAGCAATGTCATGCCAAGAAAGAAGTCCGAACACTATGTAAATAACAAAGAACTCTTACAAGCACTAATCGTATACAGAGAAAAGGTTGCTCATGCAAAGGAAAATGATCTACCAAAACCACGTATCACGAATTATCTTGGAGAGTGTTTTTTGAAGATTGCAACACATTTGTCATATAAACCTAACTTTGTTAATTACATGTTTCGTGATGATATGATATCAGATGGTATTGAAAACTGCGTTCAATACATCCATAACTTTGATCCAGAGAAATCTAAAAACCCATTTGCTTACTTTACTCAAATTATTCACTATGCTTTTCTACGTCGTATTCAGAAGGAAAAGAAGCAATTAGATATTAAGACTAAAATTATAGAGAGAACTGGATTTGATGAAGTCATGAAGGTTGACGATAATTCTCTGTCAGGTGATAGTTCAGAATATAACACAATTAAAGATAACATACAATACAAGTCTTCCAATAGATGAGAGTCGCTGTAATTACTGATACCCACTATGGTGCAAGAAAGGGGTCAACACATCTTCACAACTACTTCCAGTTGTTTTATGATAATATTTTCTTTCCGACTTTAGAAAGAGAAAAAATTGATACTGTCATTCATATGGGTGACATATTTGATAGTCGAAAGTCAATTGACTATCAGAGTTTAGAGTGGTCAAAGGAGGTTGTATTTGAACCATTGAGAAAGTATAAGGTGTATGCTATTACAGGTAATCATGATTGTTACTATAAAAATACAAATCATGTTAACTCACCAGAACTTTTATTAAAAGATTACTCAAACATATCAACCTTTTCAAAGGCAACAGAAATTAATATTGGTGGATTAGATATTCTTCTTTTACCTTGGATTAATTCTGAAAACTATGATGAGAGTCTCGAAGCAATTCAAAATTCAAAATCTAAAATTGCAATGGGTCATCTTGAGATCAATGGATTTAAAGCAACTCGTGGACATATGATGGAAGATGGTATGGATACAGATGTCTTTAGTAAGTTTAACGCTGTTTATTCTGGTCATTTTCATACTCGATCTACTGATGGAAAGATATATTATCTTGGAAATCCATATGAAATGTACTGGAATGATGTCAATGATACAAGAGGATTTCATATTTTTGATACGGATACCCTCATTCACACTCCAGTTAATAATCCTTATAAATTATTCTATAACGTGTATTATGAAGATACTCCCTATCAGACCTTTGATTCAACACCATATGAAAACAAAATAGTTAAGGTTATTGTTCGTAAAAAAACAAATCCAAAACAATTCCAAAAATTTATTGATAAGTTATATGCAACTGGAATTCAAGATCTTAAAATCATTGAAAACTTTGAATTAATTGAAGGTGAAGATTTTGAAATGGATGAAGATGAGAATACATTATCTTTATTGAATCGTTATATTGATGAGTCAGAGTTCCATCTTGATAAAAATATTATAAAGGGAATCTTCCAAGATTTATATCGACAAGCTTGCGAGGTAGAGTAATGTTTCTCCTAACACTACATGACAAAAAAGAAGAAGGAGCGTACGCTGTTCAAGATCATCAAGGGGATAAAGTCTTATTTCTCTTTGAAGAGGAGGATGATGCAACTCGATATGCAATGCAGTTAAATGAAGACGAACATCAGATCAAAAGAATGGATGTAATAGAAGTTGATGATGAGCTTGCATTAATGACTTGTAAGAGGTATAATTACAAATATGCAGTAATTACTCCCAACGATATCGTAATACCACCAAAAAATGCTAACCTTCAAAAAGATTAAGTGGAAAAATTTTCTCTCAACAGGAGATCATTGGACAGAAGTAAACTTTCAAGATTGTCACACTAACATCGTTATTGGAACAAATGGTGCTGGAAAATCCACTATGTTGGATGCTTTGACCTTTGTTCTTTTTAATAAACCATTTCGTAAGATCACTAAATCACAGTTAGTGAATACAGTAAATGAGAAAGATTGTTGTGTTGAAATTGAATTTAGTGTCAATAGTCGTGATTACTTGGTGAGAAGATCAATCAAACCAAATAAGTTTGATATTGAAGTCAATGGTAATCCATTACATAAACAATCAGATGATAGAGCAAATCAAAGATTATTAGAGGAGAGTATATTAAAAGTTAATTATAAGTCATTTACACAGATTGTAATATTAGGTAGTAGTACATTCGTTCCATTTATGCAACTGTCAAGTTCAGTTCGTAGAGATGTGATTGAGGATCTATTAGACATTCGTATTTTTTCTGCAATGAATAATTTGATCAAAGAAAGAATGAGAGAAAAGAGAGAGCAGATTAGATCTCTTAATTTAAAGAGAGATAATTTTAAAGATAAAATTGAGATGCAAAATAATTTTATCAAAGAAATTAAAGAGCAAAGTAAGAATACAATTGATTTAAATAAAAATAAAGTTAATATCCTTATTAAGGAATCTGATGATTATCTATTGGCAAATACTGATAAGGAAAATATTGTTTCTGGTCTAATTAAGGATCAAGAAAAGTTGACAGGATCAGGAGAAAAATTAGCGAAACTTAACAATTTAAAAGGTAAAATATCTCAAAAAGTATCGACCATTACGAAAGAGCATAAGTTCTTTACAGATAATGTATCATGCCCTACATGCACCCAACCTATAGAAGAATCCTTTCGTTTAAATAGAATTAATGACGTTCAATCCAAGGCAAAAGAACTAAAGCAAGGTTACGAAGACCTTAAAAAAACTATAGATTCTGAAAAGGAAAAAGAACGTCAATTCACTAAACTATCAAAGGAGATTACTAAACTTACACATGAAATTTCTCAAAACAACACTCGTGTATCTTTCAACCAAAAACAAGTCAGGGAACTTGAATCAGAAATTCAAACAATTACCGAAAGAATTAAAAACAGAAATACTGAAAATGAGAAATTAGTAGAGTTTAAAACAAGTCTTCAGAAAACAGTTGATGAATTGTCAGATCGTAGAGAAGATATCGCACACTATGATTTTGCATATTCTCTTTTAAAAGATGATGGTGTCAAGACTAAAATAATTAAAAAGTATCTACCATTTATTAATCAACAGGTAAATCGTTACCTACAGTTGATGGATTTTTATATCAATTTTACTCTCAATGAAGAGTTTACAGAAACTGTAAAGTCTCCAATACATGAAGACTTCTCTTATTCATCATTTAGTGAAGGTGAGAAGATGCGTATTGACTTGGCATTACTATTCACATGGAGAGAAGTAGCAAGAGTTAAGAATTCTGTAAATACAAATCTACTGATTATGGATGAAGTATTTGATTCATCTCTTGATGGATTTGGTGTCGATGAGTTTCTAAAAATAATTCGTTATATTATAAAAGATGCAAATATCTTTGTTATATCTCATAAAACAGAACTTCATGATAAGTTTGATAACTGCATTAAGTTTGATAAAGTAAAAGGATTCAGTAGGATTGTGAAATGAAAATTTTAGTAACAGGACATAAAGGTTTTATTGGTAGTCATGTCTATAATTA